ATTAGCCTGCGAACGGGCTTACCAGTCTCTGGTTAAGGAATAGGATGCCACCGAAACGGATGAAGCCATGCCGTCACCCCGGTGGCTGCCCAGCCCTAACTGCTGACCGTTCCGGCCTGTGCGATGCGCATCGCGTTTCGGGCTGGGTGGCGCACCAGGCGGGAAAGTCGCGGCACCAACGAGGGTATGGCAAGGAGTGGGACAAGCTCCGCCGCATCATCTTGGTGCGGGACAACTACCTGTGCCAAGCCTGCATCAGGACAGGGGTCTATACCCAGGCCACCACGGTTGACCACATCAAGGCCAAGACCCACGGCGGAACGGACGACCATGCGAACCTTGAGAGTCTTTGTGCTCCTTGTCATGGTGCCAAGACCGCCCGCGAGCGACTGAAAAGCCGGTGAAATGGCCTGAGTTTGAGGTGCTGACCGGAAAACATGCCCTTTTGATGCCACCCCTTTGAGATCCTTTTCGGGATCCAACCTGACCCATTGAATCCAGGCCGGGCGCGGACCAGGCGGGGAGGGGGTGGTCAAATCCCTACAGCTTTTCGCCCCTTAGTACCGCCGCCCAGAGCTTTTTACACGGGCGGGAAATAAGGAAAATTTTCCAGCGTGATGTCACGGCCACCGATTGAGGCGGCTGCGTGATGTCACGTGAGGTGTGTTTATGACAAGAGCCGCAGGGGGAGGCCGCCCGACTGGCGGAGATCTGCCGGCGGTTGCCTCCGACCAACTGATCACCAGGGCGCCCCCAGTCCCCGAAGATTTACAAGACTCCGTCCCCGCCGCTGCATTGTGGAAGCGGACTATCAAGATCCTGATCAATCGCAAACAGCTGACCGAAGATCACTTGCCTCTGGTGCTGACCTATTGCGATTCGTTCGATCTCTATCTCCAAGCCAAGAAGAGGATCAAGGCGGACGGGATCACCACGCCGACTGAGAGCGGCATCAAGAAACACCCGGCGGTGGCTGTGCGTCAGGATGCGCTGTCTACCCTGGTGCGGGTCGGCAGCCTGCTCGGTCTGGACCCGACCAGTTACCGGCGGCTGATGGGAGGTGGCGGAGGTGGCGATCCCGATGGGGAAAATGAATTTGGGAAGTTCTGACCATGGCCGCCAATCCGAATGTCAACGCCGCGAACAAGTACGCCCGCGACGTTGTCTCGGGTCGGATCACCGCCGGGCTCTATGTCCGGCAAGCCTGTCAGCGTCATCTGGACGATCTGGAGAAGGCCAAGGATAAAGCCTACCCGTATCGGTTCGACATCGCGGCCGCCGAGCGGGCTTGCCAGTTCCTTCAGCTGCTTCCCCACACCAAGGGGAAGTGGCGGCGCCTGCCGCTGGCCCAGCGTCGTATCACCCTGGAGCCGTGGCAGCTGTTCTTTCATGCCTGTGTATATGGCTGGAAACGCAAGCGTGACGGCCTGCGCCGGTTTAGGCGGGCGGCCCTGTTCGTACCGCGCAAGAATGGCAAGTCCATCGTTGCGGCCGGGAACGGGCTCTACATGTTTGCTGCCGATAACGAGCCGGGCGCCGAGGTGTATTGCGGGGCGACGACTGAGAAACAGGCGTGGGAGGTGTTCAAGCCCGCCATGCAGATGGCGCACCAACTGCCCAACCTGCGCCGTCACTTCGGTGTCATGGTCGCCGCCAAGAAGATGATGCGGCAGGATGGCTCGGTGTTCGAGCCCATCATCGGCAACCCCGGTGATGGCTCCAGCCCACACCTGGCCATTGTCGACGAGTACCACGAGCACGACACTGCCGAATTGTTCGACACCATGGACACAGGTATGGGGGCGCGCGAACAGCCGCTGATGCTGGTGATCAGCACGGCGGGGTTTGACCCGACCGGCCCCTGCAAGCAGTTCTGGGATGAGTGCGTCAAGATGCTTTCCGGTGTCGAGCCAGATGACGAGATATTCGCGCTTATCTACACCCTGGATGAAGGGGATGACCCCTACAGCATTGAGGCACTACGCAAGGCCAACCCCAACTTCGGTGTGTCGGTGTTCGAAGATTTTCTGACGGCTCAGCTGCTCCGTGCCAAGCGCAGCGCCCGCAATCAGACCAAGTTCCTGATTAAGCACTGCAACGTCTGGACGACCGCAGCCGTCACCTTCTTCAACTTCGGCCACTGGCAAGCCGCCGGCGACACGACGTTGAAGATAGAAGACTTCATCGGTTGCCCCTGCTGGTTCTCGCTCGACCTGGCCAGCAAGCTCGACGTCTGCTCCATGGTGATTGTGTTCGCCCGCTATGAGGCGGACGGTCAGCTCCATTACTACCTGTTCAGCCGCCACTGGCTGCCGGAAGAGACGATCAACGACACGGACAACCGCAACGTTGAGCGCTATCAGGAATGGATCGCCACCCCCTGGCACAACAGCGGAGGTGTGGCCCTCAACGCCACCGATGGCGCCGAGATAGATTTCGGTGAGATTGGGGGAGAGGTGATCAGCCTGGCGAATGTCTATTCGCCTCGCGAGGTGCCACACGACCCATGGAACTCGGCCCAGCTGGCCCAGCAAATCGCGGCTGCCGGCTGGCTGCCGGTTGCGATCCCGCAGACCACTGCCCACCTAAGCGCCCCGATGAAGGAGATCGAGTCGGCCATTGCCTCCGGCCGCCTGCACCACGACGGCAACCCGGTGCTCAACTGGATGATCTCCAACGTCATGGCAAAGGAGGATGCCAACGAAAATGTGTTCCCTCGCAAGGGGAACCGCGACGCCAAAATCGACGGCGCCGTCGCGGCCATCATGGCCGTGGGCCGCGCCATGCTCAACAAGGGCGAGTTTGTTAGCCCCTATGCAGATGATGACTATGACCCGACTGATGCGCGTCTTGATTGACGCAGCGCTGCTGCTTGGCCTTGTCCTGATCGGCGCCGGTGCCTACTTCACCTACGGCCTCGGCCCGGCCCTGTTGCTGGTCGGAGCCCTGCTGATGGGACTGGCTTTGCTGGTTGTCCTGGTAATTTTGAAACAATGGGGAGACCGTCATGCTCGGGATGCTGCTCAGGAATGAATCTCGCGCTGATGTGATCACCTCGTCAGACCCAGGCCTTGCCGAGTGGTTTGGTCTGGCCCCGGTGACTGACAGCGGCATCGCCGTCACCGCCAAAAGTGCCATGCGCCTAGCGGCGGTGTATGCCTGTGTCCATCGGCTATCGAGCAACATGGCCCAGCTTCCGCTTCATGTAATGCGCCGGGACGGTAGCAACGTAGTGGACGGCAACGATCATCCAGCCCACACCCTGCTCTCTACCTCGCCGAACCAGTGGCAATCCAGCTACGACTGGCGCGAGCAGGCCCAGCAGGTGGTTCTGACCAATGGCAACGCCATCACCCGGTTGCGCCGTGACCGGCGTGGTCAGCTCATCGAGCTGGATTTGTTCGAACCGGAGCACATCGGCGAGCCTATCAGGGGGGCCTCCGGCTGGTATTACCCCGCTTACGACGCCCAGGAGCAACGCTGGTTTGCCCTGCCGATCTATGACGCCGCCCACATCAAGGGGTTTGGCGGTAGCCGCTACTGGGGAATGAGCCCGATCCGCTACCACTCCGAGACCATTGGCCTCGGCCTGGCGACCAAGAAATACGGCTCGCAGTTCTTCGGTGGAGGTGGTCGTCCCTCCGGCATCTTGATCGACAAGACCTCTGGCGGTGCTGGCGTGGGGGAGCCTGGCAAGCAACATCGAGCCAACATCAAAGCAGCCTGGAAGGAGGGCGGCATCGGCAAGGGTAGCGGCCGCACAGCCCTGCTCTCGGGAGATCTGGACTACAAGGCGATCACCATCTCGCCGGAAGAGGCGCAGTTCCTCGCCACAGCATCATGCCCTGGGTTGTGCGCTGGGAGCAGGAGCTCAACCGCAAGCTGTTCACGGATATGGAGCGGCGGGCTGGCTACTACGTCAAGTTCGACCTGGCCGGTCTGCTGCGCGGTACTGCCAAAGAACGGGCTGAGTTCTATCACTACGCCATCACCGATGGCTGGATGTCCCGCAACGAGGTCCGTCTGCTCGAAGACAAGAACCAGAAGGATGGACTGGACGGGATGGACTGGACGAGATGCTGGTCTCGGTCAACGCGATCAAGCTGATCGGCGATAAAAACGAAAACCCTAAACCCAACGACGAGGTTAAAGATGACTCAGACAACTGATCGGGAGCGTCGGTTTTTCCGCTGCGAGGTGCGCGCCGATCCCGGTGCGGAGGGGCAGGGAACCAAGATCGTCGGCTATGGCGCCACCTTCAACAGCCTGAGTGAAAACCTGGGCGGCTTCCGCGAGATCATCAAGCCTGGCGCCTTTGACAGCGTGATGCAGGACGATGTGCGCGGGCTGTTCAACCACGACCCCAACTTTGTGCTGGGGCGCACCAAGAGCGGCACTCTACGCCTGACCCTGGATGAGACCGGGCTGCGCTACGAGATCGACGCCCCGGACACCCAGACGGTACGGGATCTGGTATTGGCCCCACTACAGCGCGGCGACATCGACGGTAGCTCGTTCAACTTTCGGGTGGCTCACGATGGAGAACGCTGGTACTACGACGATGATGGCCTGCTGATCCGCGAGATCACCAAGTTTGCTCGGCTCTACGATGTGGGGCCGGTGGCCTTCCCTGCTTATCCAGACTCGGCAGCAGCTTCCCGCTCCATGCAGGAGTTCGTTGACAAGGAGGCCCGCGGCCTCGCAACCGAGGATCGCGAGCGCAGAGAACGAGAACTGAACCTGATTGGCGCCTGACCGCGCTGTAACCACTGACCCGCTTCGGCGGGTTTTTTATTACCACAACGGAGCAGATGCCCCATGAAATTGCATGAACTGAAGCAGAAGCGCAACACCATCGCCGGTCAGATGCGCAAGTTGCATGATGAGAACAGCGAGAAGCGCTGGGATGAAGCCCTGAATAAACAGTGGGGCGACATGAACCAGGAGCTGCGCGATCTGGATGCCTCCATCGCCCGGGAGGAGCAGCTGCTCGACCTGGACACTGACGACCTCAACAATAACCCCGAGCGCCGTTCCCTGCTCGACCTCGATACCAACGTCACCGAAGCGCGCCAGCTTCAGGTGCTCGACACCATGTTGCGTGGTGGCTTCAATGCGCTCAACCCCGAACAACGTCAACTGTTTAAAGAGATGCGCGCCCAGACAGTTGGCACCGGATCCGAGGGCGGCTTCACTGTGCCGACCGAGTTCCGTAACCGGGTGGCCGAGGCCATGAAGACATTCGGTGGACTCGCCAATATCGCCACCGTGTTCGAGACCGACAGTGGCAACCCCATCACCTGGGCGACCACCGACGGCACCGCCGACGAGGGGGTGATGATCGGTGAGAAGGAAGAAAGCACCGAGCAGGACGCGGTGTTTGGCCAGGTGGTCATCGGTGCCAAGAAGATGACCTCCAACATCGTCAAGATCTCCGACGAGCTGCTTCAGGACTCTGGCGTAGATATCGCTGGCCTGATCTCCCGCCGCATTGGCTCCCGTCTGGGTCGTGGTGAGGCCAAGCAGCTGCTTTCTGGCAGCGGCGCTGGCAACAATATCAAGGGTCTGCTGAACCAGGTCACCGGCGGAAAATCATCGGCGGCTTCTGGCGCAATCGCCCATGCCGACCTGTTGACCCTCAAGCATGCGGTGGATCCGGCCTACCGTGCCGGCACTGCCCGCTGGCTGTTCAACGACAACACCCTGCTTGGCTTCAAGTTGATGAAAGATGGCCAGGGTCGCCCTCTCTGGCTGCCGGATGTTGCTGGCGTGGCGCCCGCTACTATCGACGGCGACCAGTACCAGATCGACCAGGGAATGCCCGATGTGACCGCAGGTGCCAAGGCCGTGGCCTACGGCGATTTCTCCTACTTCCAGATCCGCCGCGTCAAGGGCATGGAGTTGCGCCGCCTGACCGAGAAGTATGCCGAGTTCGGCATGGTCGGTTTCCTGATGTTCCACCGCTTCGACGCCCTGCTTGAAGACAAGGCCGCCGTCAAGGTGTTGACCGTCAAGGCCTAACCCCACACCACACCGGGGGCATGACCCCCGGTTTGATGGAGAGAACCCATGCACGTAATTTTGCTCACCTCGCTGTTTGGTGATAAGCGGGGAAACGTAGGCGACCGCCTGCCCGTTAACAGTCAGGAAGAAGCTGACGAGTTGGTGAATGCTGGCATCGCCCGCCCCGATACCGAGGCCGACCTCAAACGCCAGCTGGCCGAGTATCAGGCCCGCGAGCAACAGCAGCTCCAGGCTGCTGCTCTCGCCGAAGAGCAGGCCAGGGAGAGCGCATCGGAAGCAGAGGCGCGAGCCAAGGCGTCTGAGGCGGAAGCGGCCGAAGAGGCGCAGGCGGGTAAACAGGTCAAGCCGAAAGCTGGCAAGGTGTAATCAGATGGCATTGCTCAACATCTCGCTGCTGAAAAAGCAGCTTCGTCTCGATGCCGGCATGACGGATGAAGATGAGCTGTTGGCTATCTACTTGGGTGCCGCCGAAGTTGCGGCCTCCAACTACATGGGCCGCACGCTCTACGATAAGGGTGAGGCGATCCCTGACACCGACCACTATGGTATCAGCGTGGACAATCCAGCGATTACCATGGCGATCCTGATGTCGGCGGCGCAGTTCTACGAGTACCGCGAGCCCATCCTCACCGGCACCATCGTGGCCGAGTTACCGCTGGCCTACGCTCATGCGCTCGGGCCTTACCGGATCTTGTTCCCTGAGCTTGCCCCTGATCCATGATGGCTGGATCAGGGCTTTGATCGGAGATACCCTACCGAGACTGATATGGGAGGGATAATGGCTCTGATCGAATGTACCGAATGCCATGGCAACGTATCCGATAAGGCGGCCAACTGTCCGCATTGCGGGTCACCGGTGATGCAGTTGTCTGAGGTGGTGGATACCGGCGACCGGTTGACGACCACGCAGCAGACATCCAAGCAGCTGAAAGAACAGGTGCTGTGGGCCTACCTGGTGATGTTGGTCGGGGTTGGGATGTTGGTCTTGATGCCGCTCTGGCTTAATGCCAAGGGGGTTACCCCGACCCCGTACAGTTTTGGTACTGGCGCCGCCATCCTGTTGTCGGGGGTGGTCTGGCAGATAGTCAATAAAATCAGGATTTGGTGGCATCACAGCTAACCGTTCATCAGAAAACAACCCGCTTCGGCGGGTTTTTTTATTGCCGGAGGAACCATGCCAGCAGGCCGTTTACGAGACCGCATCGTCCTGCTCACCCATCAGGCGGGCCGTGATGCTGTCGGTCAGCCGCTCGACGATTGGGTCGCCTCTGATCCCATCTGGGCCGATGTGCAGATGATCGGTGGCCGCGAGCAGATCCGCGCTGGGCGGGAGGTGAGCGAGGGGCAGTACAGCATCCGCATTCGTTACTGTGTCGGTGTGACCACCGCCCAGCGCATCAGGCTGGCGGGTTCGGGGGAGGTGCTGGACATCAAGCTGGCGCAACCTGATCAGCGCCGCACCTGGCTGACAATCACCGCTGAGAGGGTTGACCCATGATCACCGAGTTCGATGTGTCCGGGTTTGATGAGCTGGAAAACCAGCTCGCCAGCCTGGACTTGACCATGCAGAAGAAGGTGCTGCGGGAAGTGGTTCGCACCTCGGCTCAGCCGGTGCTGGCCGATACGCTTTCGCTGTACGAACAGAACTGGGATCACGACACCGGCCAGCTCGGCGAGAGCATCAAGATGCGGGTCAGCATTCCGCGCAATCCAACCTGGGCCGATGTGGTGGCCTCGGTTGGGGTGTTCAAAAACTACAAGGTACAGGTCGCGGCAGGCAAATCCATTGACGCCCCGGTCTATGCCGACTGGCTGGAACACGGCACCCGCGAGCACAGCCTCGCCTCGGGGGCCAGCCTCAAGAAGCACAGCAACTCGGCCAAGGCACAGAAGCGGGCCCACCTACGCCGCGACCGACCAGGGCAGGAGGTGCTGATGCACCCAGGCATCGAGGCCGGTCCCTTCATCCGTCCGGCGTTCGACCGCCATGTCGAGGATGCGCTCGAGATCCAGCGCTCCACCCTGTCTGCCGCCATCGACAAGGCATTGAGATGATTTTCAGAGAAGCGTTTCACCAGATGGTCAGCAGCGCCCTGGGGCTTGAACCATACCCGGATAGGGTGCCGCAAACGGCCGTGTTGCCAGCGGCGGGCTATTTCCTCACCTCACCGGTGCAGGCAAATCGCACCCTGGAAGGCGGGATCACCCTGCAGAGTCACAACTGGCAGATCGACCTTTACGCCACCCGGCGTACTGAGCTCGATCAGCTGGCTAACCAGCTCGCCGCCCTGGACGGCACCACCACCCCCCAGTTTCAACGGGTGACCGTGCTTGATGCGCGGGACGCCAAGAGCGACGGCGGCAGCGAGCTGCGCGCCATCGTTGAAATCCAAACCACTAACCGGAGAAACAGAGCATGACTGTATCCGCAGCCCCGAAAGACGCCGTCCTCGGCGCCGGCACCATCACACTTTTCAAGGAGAAGGGCGCCGCAACAACCTTCCAGCAGGTGATGGGCATGATGACCATCGGCCAGGTCGGTGAAAAGACCCCGACCCTGGAACAGACCACCCTGGAAGATACCGCCAAACGCTATCTCGCCGGCCTGTTCGATGGCCCGGACAAGGAGCTCAAGGGCAAATCCTATGATGGCGATGCCGGTCAGGAGGCGTTCTTTGCCGCCGCTCGGGCGAGCAAGATCGTCATCATCCAGCACGAGTGGCCGGATGGCGTGACCGCCGAATACGAGGTGGTACTGCTGGGCTACTTGCGCGATGAGACCGGTGGTGACAAGACTCTCGACTGGGTGGTGCCGTGCAAGCAAAACGGCAAGGTTTCCTGGGGCAAGAAGGTGGGGGGATAATCGAGCATGACAGCGAAGAAACCCAAGAGTACCGCCGTCACGGCGCAGGCCATGCTCAACAAGCTGGCCTATCGGCATGAGCGTGTCCCCGCCCCCGAGTTCGGGGAGGGGATGGAGATCATCGTGCGCGAGATGCCTATCGCCGCCGGGCTGCTCGAATTTCAGCGCCGCAACTTCGACCCTGTCACGGGGCAACCCCTGGCTGATAACCCCTATCAGTGGATGGTCTCCCTGCTCGTGGCCTGTATGGTCAACGAGGATGGAGATCCGCTGGCTACCCAAGACGATGTGCCGCAGCTGATGGACGCCATGCCCATGTCTCTGGTTGACCGGCTGATACCCGTGGCCAAGGCCCTGAACCGGATGGGTGAGCAGGCCACGGAGCAGGAAAAAAACGAATCCGCGCCAGCGACACCCTGAAATGGGTGATCCGGCTGGCGCTGGATCTGCACAAGAGCCTCACGGAGATCATGACCCTGCCGGTCTCCGAGCTAGATACCTGGGTCGCGTGGTACGCCCTGGAACATGAGCGCCTGCACCCCACTCCGAAAGATCCCAACACCATCACCCCGGAAGAGTCCCGGCAGGCCGTCAAGGCGCTGCTGGGCTAAGGATTCACTATGGCCGTGCTTCGCTCCCTGGTTACCACCCTGGGGCTCAACGCCGCACAGTTTCGCAGCGAGCTGAAACGTTCCCGAGACGACTTCGCCAGCTTTGGTGGAAGCATCGTCACCGGTGCCAAGGCGGTGGCCGGCGGCGTGCAGGCTACCATCTCGCAGATATTCAGCCTGCGCAGCGCGCTGATCGCCCTTGGCTCGGGGGCGGCCCTTGCGGGCATCAAGGCCGCGTACAGTTCGCTGGACCAGACTGCCCAGCTCGGCCGCAACGTGGGCATCGCCGCGCAGCAGTGGCATGCCTACGCCCAAGCCGCAGAGTGGGCGGGCTCCAGTAGTGAGCGGCTGGCGGATGTGATCAAGGATCTCAACGTCAAGATCGCCGACGCTGCCAAGACCGGCGGCGGCCCCATGGCGGACTTCTTCAAGCAGATCGGCCAGTCTGCGCAGTCTTGGGCTACCCTCTCGCCGGACGAGCAACTGCGGCGTTTCACCGCAGAGCTGCAGAAGATGAGCGCCAGCGATGCGCGATTCTGGCTCGACGAGCTGAACGACGCCGCCGCCGAGCTGTTCGATACCCTCTACACCCGCAACGGGGAGCTGCTGACCTTTGCCGACAGCATCGAGGCGATGGGGATGGCGCTCACCGGTGGCCAGTTCGCCGCCGTGCGCGATGCCCGTCTCGAACTAGATCGGCTGGTGTCGGTGATGGGGTCGCTCTGGCAGCAGGTCAAGGCCAGCATGGCCCCTGCCGTGGCGGAGGGGTCCCGTCTGATCAGAACGTGGATCACCGACAGTGCCGAGGCCAAGGGCGGCTTTGCCGAGTTGGGCAAGGGGATCGCGCTCTACGTGATCGACGGCGTGGAGCAGGCCAGCCGCGCACTGCAAGCGCTGATGCAGTGGGTTGATCAGACGATCAACAAGATAGAGCCCCTGATGAACGAGTCGATGCGGGCGC